TTCTGATTCATACCATATTCCTGGTAGACAAGCACTAGCTTCTGATAGAGCTACTATAGGTGGAGAAGATGCTTTTGAAATAGCAGATGGATTGAACGTAGAACGCTGGCAGGTAGAAAATACAGGAATAGTAGACTCATTAACAACAAGTACATTATCTGATGGTGGTAAAATTATTGCAAGTGGTCAAATGGGCTACTGGGAGTCTACAGAATTTTACCCTGACAATAACCCTGAAGTATGGGGATCATTTTGTGGTCAGCGTATTAGACACCATAAGTTTCCTGATGCCACTGTAGATCCTATTATTAACCACTATAACACTGATGGTCAAAACATTGTAGTCTTAGGAGTACAGTTTGAGAATATTACTCATCCATTAGGACTAGATGGTTTACCCATCTCATCTATTGTTGGCTATGAAATACTTAGAGCTACAAGAGAAGGTCATAAGACTATTGTAGCTACTGGTATATTTAACAACATGCGTGAGTATACTATTCAGGAAGGAACAGTAGGTATTCAAGGATTGTATCAAAACTATCCTTACAACGACCTTTCTCCTGACTACTACTTAACCTCAGATGAGAATATTATAAACGAAGGTTCTTTTGATAACCGTAAGCGTGATCCATTAAGAAACTATAGAAAAGATGTATTCTCATTTCATAGTCCGGATACTACTTTTACACAACCTTTCTTATCTGTACAAGAGGTTAAACTTTATGGAGAGATGTATGGTAAGTCACAGGGTTCTTTTGAGATACCTTGGAGACATCCTAAAAATAAGTTTATTGGTAGAGAGGTTGAAATAGTTAATAAAGCTTTACAGATTATTAGACTTATAAACACTATTGGTAATAATAATTTTCCTCCAGGTAGTGTAGAGTTTGTGGGTACAGGTACTGTTCCTGTTAAAATTAATTTAGCTCCTGCTCCACCTGAGAAAAAAGAAACAGTTGTTGGTGGTCTTTTAGGAGGTTTAGCAAATCTTATTGTACCAGGATCCGGTAGTGCTGTAGCAGGTGTTGTTAACAGTGTAGCATATGGTTTAGAGTTAGTAGCTTATAATGCTCAGATGCTTTTAGTTAAGTATATCACAACTGAAACTACACATGCTCAGATGCAGGCGTTAATTTATGGACTTATTCCTAAACGTCAGTATGCATTACAATATAACTCACATGGATTTTTTAATAAGTTCACTCCATCTATTTCTGGAAACAGAAGAAGAAAGATTGATGATAGCTTATATGTAAAGTCAAACGTACAAGGTTTTAATAATGGATTTAGAATTAATAACTTATACAGAAGCAACTTTGTAATAGTTAAACTTCCTAACGGTAAGTCTTTTGATAATCCACGTAATAGTGATAATAGTAGAGTGTTAATTAGTGATGCTGGAGTAGAACCACAAAAAGGTTTTCAGCGTGACATTTCTTGTCATTATGGAGCTATTAAAATACCATTAGCATCACAGTATGGACAACTAGAGTCTATTAAACAAATACCAATCTCTACATGTATTGGTAAAACTAATGGAGCATCTGGAGTTAAGTTTACATCAGATGTTATATTTGGTGGTGATGTTTACATTAATAAGTTTACTGAAAAGAACAGCATGCCTTTCTTTAATGATTGGATGATAGACTTTCCAGATGAAACTGCTTATGACTATAGAAACTATATCAATGTTCCTTATCCAAGATATTGGATGAATACAACAGAGGTTGAGTATAAACTACTACAATCATCTGCTAAAGAACATCATCATTTAGATAAGTCTGTTAATAGATTTTTCTATATCCATAAAGGATATATGTACTTATTTAACTCTGGTGTAAGAGAATTCTTTGTAGAGTCTGAAGTTAACTTAGCTTACCGTGATTGGGAGGATGAAACATCTAAGCGTCACTATGATGCTAATAGTTTTTCAGATCTAGGTTTAATGTTTAGAAGTGATATTATTAGAAGTGGTAACTACTATAAGTATGATTACTCTCTAAGTGTATCTAAATTATATAGTAATTTTGTATCTTTTGGTAATCTTTTACCAAGAACATATGATCCTGAAACTTATTCTACTTGCTATACATATAGACCAAATAGAGTGATCTATTCTTTACCACAGCAAGATGAAATAAGTAAAGATAACTGGAGATTGTTTTTAACTAATAACTACTCAGACTTTGGCTCAAAAATATCTAGCATTAAATCTATTAATAAGAATGGTGCTTTGTTTATGTTGGCTAACCAAAGTCCTGTTCAGTTCTTAGGTGTAGACCAGCTTCAAACAGATGCTGGTACTAAAGTGACAATTGGTGACGGAGGTTTGTTTAGCCAGCCTTTACAAAACTTAGTAAACTCTGATGGTTCATATGAGTATGGATCAAACCAAGGTAGATTCTGTGCTGTAGGTACAACTCATGGTGTATTCTGGGTAAGTCAGAACCAAGGGAAGGTATTTCAGTTTGGTGGTCAACTAGATGAGATATCTCGTAATGGTATGAAGTGGTGGTTTGCTAACTATCTACCTAGTCAATTACTTAAAGCATTTCCAGAGTATCCATTATATGATAATCAGGTTATGGGTGTTGGTGTACAAATGATTTATGATAACACCCATGAGATATTATACATTACTAAGAAAGACTATAAACCTAAGTTTAGTGATTTAGTATATGATAGTAAAGGGTTCTATAGATTGATTAATGGTGAGAAGAAGTATTATACGTTTAAGAGTGAGGCGTTTGAAGAATCTTCTTGGACTGTAAGTTATGATCCTAAGAGTAAGATGTGGTTGTCATTCCATGATTGGATTCCTACATTCTTGATTCCTGGTAGATCACACTTTATGTCTGTTAACTCTAACACTGTATGGAAGCATAATCAACGTTGTGATAAGTTTGCTAACTTCTACAATAAAGATTATCCTTTTGAAGTTGAGTATGTATCATCTACAGGCCAGACTGTGGCTACAGCTAGAAATATAGAATACTTATTAGAAACATATAAGTATCACAATAACTGTGCTGATAAGTTCCATGTGTTAGATCAGAACTTTGATCAAGCTATTATATATAACTCAGAACAGATTTCTGGCTTATTAGAACTTAGACTAAAAAGTAAAACTAATCCTGTGGATATGTTATCATTTCCACAAGTAACACCTTCTTCTATAAGAATTAACTTTTCTAAAGAAGAGAACAAATATAGATTTAACCAATTCTGGGATGTAACTAAAGATCGTGGAGAGTTTAATAGTGTAAACTTACCTATGTTTAATACTAAGGCTAACGGTTACCAGTTTGAAATTAACCCTCAGTATGTTAACTATCAGAAAGCACCACTAGAACGTAAGAAGTTTAGACACAATGTAAATAGAGTGCTTCTTAGAAAACTTACTAGCAATGATCTAAAAATGATCTTTAAGATATCTAATCAGAAAATACAACAATCTTTGAGGTAAGACATGAATAAGTTATTACAACATATTATAGATGCTGGTGATGTAGATCACAAAGTTCTTCCTGGATTACAGAAAATGCAAAAGGGTAGTTATCAAGAAGAACTTCCTAAAGCTCAATGGGGAAGTTTTGTAAACCCTGTTACTATAGCTGGTGCTGCAACTCTTTTTGCAAAAGCTAAAGAATTTTTTGGTTTTGATGAACCTAAGATTGTTAGAACACCAGCATCAGCTCCTAAAAGATTAAGCATACGTGATCCTAGAAAAATCATGATGACTACTGGTAAACCACTTAGACCTAACTCAGATTTGGTTACTGGTGAGTATGATTCTGAGCACTTAGGTAATTTATTAACAGAGGCTAAGAGACGTAACATGTCTTATAATGATATGATGAATCTTGCTGCTATGGGTTTTCAAGAAACTAAGTGGGGAAGATCAGATGATAATATAGGACATACAAAAGGTGATTTTGGTGATGAACCAATGCAAGATACTTATTCAAACTTTATCAATGCTTATAATGCTAAGATGAAAGATGCTGATAGGTTGAAGATTAAAGATGAGGCTACACGTTTACAAGTATATAATGGTTTAGGTAAAGTATTTCCTTCTACAGAAGCAGATTATCATGGCTTCAAAATGAAGAAGATATATGGAGTAGAAGTTCCTAAAGGAGGTATAGATTTAAGAAAGAATCCTCTTTATGGTAAACAGGTTATGGATATAAGAGATAATGTACTTAAACGTAATCCTGAGTTTATGAGATATATGGATAGTACATATAGAGCTCCTATACCTAAAGAAGAAGAGTTTGCTAATGGTGGCTTATTTAAAGTGTTTGCTCAAGAGGGTTTAGAATATAAAGGACCAAGTATTGTAGATTACTTAGCTACTAAAGGATACTCTGGTAACAAAGCATTTAGAAAAGAACTTGCTGAAAAGTACGGTATAGAAGGTTATAATTTCTCAGCTGCTAAGAATACAGAACTTCTTAATAGACTACGTGAGAATGATGACTTGTTAGAACAAAACTATCAACCAACTCAGGCTGCTATACCTGTAGAAAGAATGATGGAGATGGAAAGTCAGGCTAGAGCTGCAAGACAAGCTGCTGCTCAAAGTGCTCCTCAACAACCAGCTCAACGACCTGTTAATCCTGGTAACTATTATACTTATAGTCCTGATTATGGGGATATGAGAATACCTCAACCAAAGATAAATACATCACTACAACCTAAAGTGAAGTATGATAAGTTTTCTTTATCACCTCAGATGGTAATTCCTTTACCATTTGGATTTGGTAAACAGACTCCTAGTGAAATACCTAATAGTGAAATTACAGATCCTGTTCGTAATGTTTCTGCAAAACCAAAAGTAAATCTTCCTCAGTATAATCCTTTTGTAAAACCAGTTGCTAAACCAGAACTAGGTCCTTTTAATAGTGAAAGGTATAATGATGTGCAAGAAGTAGATCCTGTAAATCAACAAGGAGCTCCTGAATTTTTATTTAATAGTGAAAAGTTATTTAACAGTTTTAATAGACCTAAACAAAAGCCATTACTACCTGTAGTAATACCAGCTAAGAAACCAGTTGTTAAAACTGAAAAGTATACTAAACCTGAAGTAGAAGAACTACCGTGGTATGAGGAAGCAGCAAATGCTGTAACAAACACTTTAAAAGGTTTCTATGATGACTTTGCAGAATCTGTAGAAAAGAGTCCTTTTGATTTTAGAGGTATGAACTTTGGTACTCCAGTTTCTCCACAAGGAGCTACTGAGATGACAAGAGACTTAACTAAAAGAGGATTAAGTTTGTTTTCTCCAGACATGGCTGAAAAGTATAATAACTGGCTAAACCGTCAACAGGCTATAAAAAATATGGATAAAGATCCAGTTAGTAAAATTGTAGTTCCTGATTTTGACTATGCTCCTATGTATATAACAGGAGATACTATTCCAGATGCTGGTGGTCGTCAATATCATATACCAGAAAGCATGGATCTTAATGCTTTAAAATTTGGAGTACGTAATAGAGGAGACTTTACCCCTATAGATACAGAAGCAGCTTCTATTACAGCATTCCATCCTTTTGTAGATTCTAAATTATATTTTACTCAAATTGCAGATGATCCTGCTAATGCTACTTATTTAGGAATTACACCAGATGGTCAAGTACAAGTTGGTGGACGCAAAGATGTTGAAAATAAAGATATAAAAATAACTCGTGTATTTTCTAATAAAGTAGTAGACTTTATTAAAGACCCAACAGGAGGTATTAAAAAAGTTCCTGCTGGAGCTAAGGTTAACAAGAATGCTTTTTCACCAGCTGTTACTGTTATAGGTGATGATGGTAAACAAAAAGAAGGTAAGCTTAACTTAGTAGTACCACAAGGAACAAAAGCAGATGATGCATTTGGTGTAGCAACAGGTGGTCGTTTTATATTCCAAACACCTGATGGACAAAGTCGTTTAGTAAGTGGATCTTTAAGTAATATAGAACAAGAGTTTAAACGTATTAAAGGAAAGAATCCTTATGTTACTGTAATAAGTTTAGATAATGGTTCTTTTTCTCGTGGTCTCCGTACTTTTGATAAAAGACTTACTTCTGTTGATTTAAGATCATATGATAATTTAAATTCAGGTGGTGGTAACTTTGCTTACTTACTACCTAATCAACAAACCAGTAGACCTTTAGCTAAGTTTGATGAGTTTGAAAAAGAAGCTACAAAAAGACTTCAAGCATTATATCCTGGTAAGAAAGTTAGTGTTGAATATCAAGATACTGGTCTTTATAATCAAACAGGTGGGCGTGATATTCAGACTCAAGCTGATATACAGAAAAAAGGTAACTCTCAAACTCCAGTATCTCTTCATAATTTTAATGCTGCTAGAGACTATGTACTTTATGTAGATGGTAAACCTATAAGTGGTGATCAAAGTAATAAAGCAGGTAATAATATTTATAAAGAAGTTCTTTGGAAAGCTGCTGATAAAACAGGAGTATATCATGTGGAAGATTGGGATGTTGGTCACATAGGTCTAGCTAAAGAAGGACAAAAGACTGCGTTTGATGAACTTAAATCTAAGTACCCTGAGATATTTACAGATCCTAACTTTGTTAAAAGCTTAGAGTTTATTAATAAGAATAAGTCTAATCCTACTTATGCAGAATATTATGAGTTGTTAAATAACATTCAACCGTTTACTGGACAACCTCGTACTACTGAGTTTATGAAAAGAAGTGGTACTGCTAAGAAGCAACAAGGTGGTTTAGTAAATATGCAAATGGCTGGTCAATATTTAGCTGAAAAAGATCAAACAAATACTCCTATTAATAATAAAGTTGCTTACATGCAACATAGAGAAGATCCTGTATTTTTATTAAATAGTATTAAAAAAGGAGCTAATAACTATGTGAATGACCAACAAGAAAAATTAAGAAGACAACCACAGTTTAGACAAGATCCTGGATTTTTAGAAAAGGCTTTAATGCCACTTGATGTTGCTACAGATGTAATGCAATTAGGTAATTTTATACCTGATATAAATGCTCAAGCAGTTGGGAAATTTGGAAACTGGATTGGTGCAGGAGTAGACGCAACACAAGCTGCATTAAGTGCTAAAAGAGGTGACTATTTAACTGCAGCTCTTAATGCATCAAGTCTTATTTTACCAGCATATTTTCAAAAACAAGGTTTTACAAGAACTTCTAAATTTATACCTGATAATTCTATATTAGGAAAACTTAGAAGTTCTACAGAAAGAACTAAATACATGAATGTTGGCAACAGGGTAAAGGGACAGACTCCTATGAATCTTCTTGCAAACAGAGCTGCACTTGGTACATTAGGTGTAGAAACTGCATATGACTTAGATTTGATGGGTCCAGTCAAAAAAGAAAATGGTGGACCTATATTAGATCCTCGTGGTCAATGGGCTCACCCTGGTAAAGTTACTCGTATACCTGGATCAGACATTACTATGCAAGGTGTTAACTATCCTGTATTAGGAATAGGTAACAATGGTAAGAAACAAATGATGTACCCAGGACAAGAGTATAACTTTGGTGGTGCGTCTTATGTAGATGAATATCCAATGATGCAAAAAGGTGGGTGGTCAGGTGGTGGTCTATCTAGATATGACTTGGCAACTATGGCAGCTCTTAATAAAAATATTAATTCTAAGAAAAAGTATGCTCATAATTATGATACTAGAAAAACAATTGAAGATGTTTCTTTAGAACAAGGTTATAAAGATATGAGTAATTTTATGAAGTATTGGTTAACTGAAAGAGCTAGCGATCCTAACTTTTCTGAATGGGCTAATAAAAGATTATCTGTTTTAAATAATGTACCAAATAAATATAAATCCTATACTAATAAAGATATAGAGACTGGTAAGGCTCCATATAATAGTCAGGCTTTTTATAGTCCTAAAGATTCTTCATTAAACTTTAATACTGACGAAGAATCAAGTTTTAGTGCTCCTACTCAAATTCATGAACTTAGTCATAAAATGGATTATGAGGATAATGTTTTTTATAAACAACCTAGATATTTTTGGGATTCTCTGGATTATACTACTCCTAGTAATTTTATTTCTAAACAGCTAATTCCTAAAACTAAGGAGTTTACAAATAATAGATTTGCAGGTAAACAAGATGAGTATAGTTATCTTTCTAATCCAACTGAAATTAATGCTCGTCTTAATGAGTTTAGATATCAGTATAATCTAGATCCAAAAAAGAAGTATACAGCAGAGGATATGAAAAAGATTATTAATGATCATAATAACTATAAGGGAAGTTTAAAAAATATACGTGATGAACTTTTTAAGAGCAAAGAAAATAGCTTGCAAAGTTTAGATGACCTTTTAAAGATACTAGGTAATGATCCTAAAAAGTTAGCGGATCTTCATAATCAGGTAGTAAAGAATAAAACATTTTATGCTTCTGATGCTATGCCTCAAGCAAAAAATGGTGGTTACACTGTAACTAGAAGTAATGATCGTAAAGGTAAGACTCATAAAGTTACAGGACCAGATGGAACTGTTAAATACTTTGGTGATTCTAAACTAGGTCAGCATCCTAAAGATCCAGAAAGAAAGAAAGCTTTCTATGCTCGTCATAAAAAGAACTTAGCTGGTAATCCTTTCTTTAGGGCATTTGCTAGAAAGACTTGGGAAGAAGGGGGTCAAACAGATTATATGCAAGGTGGTGGTTTATGGGATACAGATAAAGTTGCTTACTTAGATAGTACAGTTAATGCTAATAGAAACTTAGAGTTTATTAGACGTGCTATAGAAAATGATGGACTAAGTATTCCTACACCTAAAGGAGCTCCAGGATATGGTAAAGGTATGACTAGTTCACACCTTATGACATATGATCCAAAGAGTAGAAGGTCTTATCCTGAACTTGTAAATATAAACGGTACTCTAAAATACTTAACTGGAGATGACGCATATAATTATGCAGAAGATACTGGAGAGTATATACAATTTCCTACAGCTGAACAAGCTAATTACTTTAGCAAAAATTATAAGAAAAGTAATTATGTTAAAGTGGGTAAACAACCATTAGAAAAGAAACACGGTATTAAAGTAACTTATAAAAAATAAAGATATGTATTATCAACAAGGTGGTCAACAGGATCAAATTATGCAGATTATTCAGGCTTATGCTCAGATGAATCAGATTGATCCTAAGCAGTTATTAGAGCAGTTTACTCAGATGGCTCCTGAACAACAGAAAGAAGCTATTATGCAAATGGCTCAAAGTATTCAACAAGGTGCTTCTCAGCAACAACCTGATATGGCTCAAGCTGCTATGGCTTACGGTGGATATACAACAGGTATCTTTGCAGGTGGTGGAGAAATGATCCGTAGAGCTGATGGTTCTTATTCTAAAAGAGGATTATGGGATAACATTCGTGCTAATAAAGGATCTGGTAAGAAGCCTACTAAGCAAATGTTAGAACAAGAGAAGAAAATTCGTAGACAAGAAGCAGCTTATGGCGGTGTGTTTGGAAATGGTGGTACTAACAATGCTGGCTTTGACGCATTGCCAGACTATGTACAAGCTAAGATTTTAAGAAACATGGGTTATGGTGGTTACTATGATCCAATGGAATTAATGGCAGATGGTGGTGAACCTAATGGTGAAATGGCATTAGGACAAATGTCTTCTGTAGCTGATAAGATGAATAAACTACGTGAGTTTATTTCTCCAGAACAAAACTTAGATCCATGGATTGCTTCTAAGTTAGCTGTTATGGATTATTCAGCTGATGCTATTTCTGACTACATGATGTATAATCCTGAAGCTCAGGATGAAGAGATGGAAATGGAAGAGATGGAAATGAAAAAAGGTGGTTCAACATTTAGTGGTAATGCTTGGTATAAAAACGGTGGAACAAATAATCCAGGCTTTAGAGCTCTACCTGAATTTGTACAAAATCAAATACTTTCTAACATGGCGTATGGTGGTATACAATTAGATCCAGCTAAGAGAGGAACATTTAAAGCTCAAGCCACTCGTATGGGTATGGGTGTACAAGAAGCAGCATCTGCAATACTTAATGCACCAGAAGGAAGATACAGTCCAGCTATGAGAAAAAAAGCTAACTTTGCTAAGAACTTTGCTAAGCAAATGGGTGGTTTAGTAGAAGGTGATATACTTGATGTTACACCAGAACAGTTACAGATGTTAAAACAAGGTGGTTATAACTTTGAAATTATTGACTAATGAGAATACGTATTACAGGAAAAGGTTTACCTAAAGCTCAACTTGCTGGTCAACAGCCTGTTAGAAACAGTGTGTCTATTAATGGAACTACTTATTTTGAAGGAGATCCTGGTTATGAAAAAGCTAAACAAGATGCTGCTATGATGAAGCAGCAAAATTCTGCTTTTAATAATCTTGTTAACTCTCGTATTAAACCAGGTATTGAAAATGCTATAACTGATGTTAAAAACTTTGCTTCTAATAAGTTTCCAAAGTTAAATTTTAAACCACTTGGTCAAGCACCTATACAACCTGCAGCTGCACCAAATAATACTCCAGCTGTTACAACAAACTCAGCTACTCAGATTTTACCTGCAGCAGCTTCTGCTTTTCCTTTTATACCTAACCAAGGCTTTTCAAGTAGTGCTTTTTCATTAGGTAAATCTGGTTTACCACCTTTACCAAAGGTAACGACTGTTAATGCTGATGGTACTACCACTACTACAGGTGATTTTGGAAATCCTATTAGACAATACTCAACAGATCCTAATAGTGGTGGTGGGGATGCTAATCCTTTATTACAACCTACTTCATCAAATCCAGTTAGTTGGTACAGTAAAAATATTGGTGACCCTGTAGAAAAAGCATTTGAAAGTATAGATAAGTTAACATCATGGGGAAACTTTGGTACTGAACTTGTTAACAGTTATAAAAGAAAACAAGACTTTGATAAAAGGCTAAGACGTCAAACATCTACAGATTCTTTATTCCCTGAAGTACCTAGTGAGATGTCAGGTAATCGTGGAGATTATGTAGTTAGTGGAAGTAGATTTGGTGAGTTTAGACCTGATGAGTATGTTGTAAACAAAGGTATGTACACTGGTCAGTTCTTACCTAGAATGGCACAATATGGTGGAGGAGTAATTCCTGAAGAACTTGTTATGCCTGTAGATCCTATTGAACTATCGGCACCAATGCCGTATGCAACATCTGCTCCTGCAGAATCTAGTCCTGCTCCAGCACCAAGATCTTCAAGTGGAGCTAATCCAGTTGCTGAACAAACATGGGAAGAAGTTTCTACACAGTTTCCAGGTGTTAAGCATTTAGGTATATGGGGAGATAAAAGACATCAGAAAACTAAGAGTGATCATAACACTGGAGATGCTTTAGATATTGGTATTACGGATCTTAATCAGGGTACAGAGATTGCCCAGAAACTTATTAAAGAAGCCCAAGATAAAAACATTAGTTATATTATATGGAACAAGCAGATATGGAATCCATCTGTATCTAATTCTTGGAGACCTTATAATGGAGATAATCCTCATACTAGTCATGTTCACGTAAGCTTTAATAGATCATCTCAGCCTGCTGCAGGAGAAATTGCTTTAACTCATAACAATCCTTTAAACATACATCATGGAGACTTTACTTCTAAATATGGTGGTAAACAAGGATCTAGAGATTCTAATGGATACGTTAGTATGTTTCCAGATTTTGAAACAGGTATAAGAGCAGCTAAAGATCTTTTGTTTGGTCCAAACTATTCTAATCTTACTATATCTCAAGCTAGAAATAAATGGGTAAGTGGTAGTCCAGATAAAACTAATGCATCTACTCCAGATATTGTAAAAGCTATGGGTACAAATAAAGTACTAGCAGACCTTAGTCCAGCAGAACGTGACAAACTAATAAAACAGTTTGCAAGATGGGAAGGTAAACAAGCATACCAAAAACTAAGTGGCATGCAGTTATACGCTGATGGTGGATCTGTATCTTATACAGAAGGTGATGTTTATGAACTAACAGAGGATGAAATTAAGTCTATACTTTCTTCAGGTGGAGATGTAGAATTTTTATAAATTTGTAATATACTATAATATGAAAACGTATAAAGTAAGAATTAGGAAATCTCCAGAGTCTATGGCTTATGGTGGTCAATCAAATTATGGATTAGATCTAGGTCAGAAGAATATATATTCTGATATGACAGATAATCCATATGAGTCAGTATCTAACACTCTACAACCTGTAGATAGAGAAGAAGCTAATATTGAAGCTGAGCTTGGTGAAACAGCATACGGAGACTTTAACAATGATGGTCGTAAAGAACATATGAAGATTGGTGGTGAAAGACACACCAATGGTGGTACACCACTAAATGTTCCAGAAGGTACATTTATTTATTCTGATACTAAGAAGTTAAGAATTGGTGGTCCTGTACTTGCAAAGTTTGGTAAGTCAGAAAATACTAAACAGAAATTTACTCCAGCTCAACTAGCTAAACAGTATGATATTAATAAGTATCAAGCTATCCTTGATGATCCATATACTGATAAAATGGCTAAGTCTACTGCTGCTCGTATGATTGATAACTATGAGAAAAAACTTGGTGGCCTTGCTTTAGTACAAGAGTCTATGAAAGGATTTCCTCAAGGTATTCCTGATGTAGCTAAGTCTGTATTACCAGAAGGTATGGGACAACAACTTGCTGAGATGGGAGGTTTTTATGGTGATGATCAAGATTATTATCAAGGTGGTGGTCAAAATGATATTCCAAAAATTAATAAAAATCAGATAGCTCAGAAAGAAAAAGAAGGTTTTAAAAGGATTCCTGGTACTAATATATGGGAAAAGAAAGGTCAAACTATTGAGGTTAGAGATGCTATAAAAGGTACTCCTGGAACACAACCAGTTACTAAAACTATCCCAGGTAAAAAATATGTACCAAATCCAAATGCTTGGTGGAACAGTCTTACACCAGAACAAAAAGCTGCTCATAATAAAAAAGTTCGTGAAAGAATTGCTAAAGATCCAGAGTATCAACCTAAAATAGAAATAGTTACTCCTGGAACTAAAGGAACACCAGATACTTGTGAACCAGGATTTGCAATAAATCCAGCTACAGGTAAATGTGAAAAGATCATTCCTAATTTAGAAAGGTTTACTTATGAAGAAACTCCTACTACCACTACTACTATAACTACTGGTGGTGGTGGAGGCGGTAGACGTCCTTACTTTGGTAAGCAGTTTATGGTTCCTCCTAAACGTTACACTCCTTATGCTGCTCCTCTTAATGCTATGATTCCAGAACCTACGTTCTATGATCCTAATAGAGAGTTAGCTGAAGGTGCATCTAATCGTAACATGATGGCAGCTTATATGTCTCAAATGGATCCTCAGCAGTTTTCTGCTAGAGCTAATGCATTAAATGCACAAGGAGCTGAGCAAGCAGCTAACACTATTGGTAAATATCAAAACATGAATGTTGGTGTAGCTAATCAGTTTAGTCCTTTACAAACAGATATTATGAATAAGGTGATGGCTTATAGAGCAGACGCTGCTGATAAGTTAGCGTTCAATGCTCAGCAAGAAGATAAAGCTTATCGTAATACCATGAGAAACTATCTTAAAGCTCAAGATATGTATGATATTAATGAGTATGATAGAGCAACTAAACAAGGTATGCTTAATCAGACTAATCCATATTATTCTATAGAAGATGGTCGAGGAGGTGCAACTCTTAAGTGGAAAGATAAAACTAACTGGATGAATATGGTTACTGGTCAATCTCCTCAGTTGGATACTAAAGGATTACAAGATGTAGAACGTTATGCACTTGAATTAAAAAATGCTGGGCATGATGCAGCTACTGTTACTCAACTAATGAGAATGAAATATCCTAATGCTTTTCAATCTAGTAGAGGTGCTAATAATGCTGCAGCTATTAATGCTCAGTATATGAGTATGAATAGAGCACCAATGGCTCAAAGTGCATACCCATTTGGATATGATGATGGATATGATTATTAAACTTTTAAGGTTTAGTTTTAAACTTTAAAGATTTTATTGTATATTATATATGTAAACTATGGCACAATACCTTCCTTATATTCCAGAAACCATACCTGAACCGGCTTTATACAAACCGGACTTTAACTTCTTTGATAGAATGCTTCAAAGAAAGCAGTCTATGTTTGAACAAGGTCTTAGTAGAGTTAGATCAGCGTATAGTTCTGTACTCAATGCTCCACTTTCTAATAAGAATAATATACCTCTTAGAGATCAGTATATTAAAAATGCTCAGGAACAGTTAACTAAATTATCTTCTTCTGATCTTTCTCTTATGGAAAACGTAAATGCAGCTGAGTCAATCTATGCTCCGTTTTGGCAAGATAAGTTTATAGTACAAGATGCTGCTATGACTAAAGCTTACCAAAGTGAAATGCAAAAGCTTATGTCATGGAGAGATTCACCTAAACTTGAAGAGCGTGAAAAGTATAATGCTATTTCAATGATGGATCTTCAAAATGGTTTAAGTGTATTGCAAAATGCTGATAGAACCCCTGAAGCGTTTGGAGCTGTAGAAATGCGTAAAGCTGAGCCGTTTACAAACATTGAAGCTTACTTACACAAGATGGCTACGGCTGAAAAGCTTGAAGTTAAATATGATGATCCTAATGGACCATATTTAGTAGAGACTGTTAATGGCCAACGTTCTGAAAAGAAGTATGCTGTATGGGCTGCTTCTAAGATTGGTAATAACTTTCAGGGTCAGTTTGATGTAATAGGTAGAGTAGAAAATGAAGAACGTATTAAGATATTAAAACGTAACAATCCTAATCTTACTGATCAAGAGGTTAAAGGAATTATTGCTAAAGATGTAGTATCAGAACTTAATCAGGGATATACTAAAAGAACTCAAGAAGCAGATGTTGAGATTGCTAGAATAGATAGTTTATTAGGATCTATTGGACAAGCAAATGATCCTCAACATGAGCAGATGTTTAAAAAACTTAAACTAGAACGTGATGAACTTGTAGCTAGAAAAGCTTCTATTAATCAAGAGTATACATACTTTGATCAAGGTAAAGATAAAGTTTTAAACTATGTTACTAGTGCTCCTAAACAATACTTTAGTGTACTAGCTAAACAACGTCTTATTAATAACTTTGCTATTGGTATGGCAAGTATTGATCAAAAAATTATAAAAGAAAATACTGGGTTCACTGCTGCTCAAAACTATGAGCTTGAAAAAGCTAAGTTTAATTTGTCTGTAACAAAAGCTGAACGGGATTATGAGCAACAAATATGGGAGAGAATGAATCCTAAAACTACAGGAACTGGTACAGGAACTGGTACAGGAACTGGTAGCGATCCAAATAACCCTGTAGTTCCTGGTATTGATCCAACTGGGTCTATTATATATGCTGGAAAGTCTGGTACTTCAATTGAAAGAACAGCTGCTCAAGTAATGGATATCTTTAATAAGCATCAAGAAGAAAGATTTACAAATGGTCATAATTTATTATTTACACAAGATGGTCTTCTAGGTCTTACTAAAAACTTAGGATTAACTCCAGGTGAAATAGCAGATATAGCTACTGCTTTTCAAAGTGAAATAGCTACTAAATATGAACATAAGTTTACTAATGATCAAGCTAAAGCATCCAATAAATTAACAGATAAGTTACTTGCTGATCCAGCTGTTAAAGCAGCAGGTATCACTAAAATTACTGGACCAGGTACAATGAAGAACGCTCTTATTGCGTATTCAACAGACCATTTTGCAACTAAGATTAAAAATAATATTCCTTTTACTGAGGATGAAAAGTCAGCACAGAAGAGTATGATTGCTGCTGTTAGAAACTTAGAGGTATATAATGCTTTAGAAGGACAAAGAAAAGAATTAATTAAAACTAACTTATTAAGTAACAAGAACCTAAGCCACCTTGCTGTTGATCGTGGCGGTGGTCAAAAAGATTTAGTTAGTATTAGTGATCTTGAAAAAAAGTTTAAAGCTACTAAGTTTGAAGATGAAGATGGTAAACAAGTAACATTATCAGCTAAAGAATTAGCTACTGCTTATATATCAGGAAACCTTAGTGAATATAGACCTAGTGGTTGGCAAGCAGCTGGTTTAAGAAACTCAACTAGTTTTTATACTGGACAAACTGTAAAGATTGATGGAAAAGAATATAGTTCTTATGGTTTATATACACCAATGATGGGTGTAGGTCCAGATAGAAAAGATTATCCGATTGGATTAGAAACATTAAAAAATACGGTAACAGAGTTAGATAAGGTATATGGCTCCTCTAAAAAAATCTCTACAGATTTGGTTGCTGCTAATACCAGTATTGTTCCTAACTTGTTAGATTATAAAAATCTTACGGGAGTCCAAAGTAAAGAGTTTAAATTAAACTTTAAGTCAAATGCAACAATGGCTAACGGTGATAATGCCGCTCTTGCTGTTTATCAAGGTACACAACCAGGTAATGTAAATGAAGTTTATGGTGCAGATGGTCAAGTAGTTCCTGATACTCATATCTTAGCTATTAATACGTTGTTAAAGAATGAAAAAAATATAGAAGAGTATGTTACAGCAGAATATCTTCCTGATGCTAAAAACGGTAGAACTTTAAGAATTACTCTTAGTAAAGTTAGAGATGATGAAGGAAAAGATGGAAAAATTGCAGATGTTCCTATTTCTGAATTAAAAACTCAGTATAACTTTGTCCTTAAAGAAGGTACAGGAACATACTTAGATGATCTATATAAAAGTGCAAGTTATCAAATTTTTCAAAGTATAGTTAGAGGTGAAGAATTTACAACAGATCCTATGTTAGAAGCTGCTGGATTTAAAGGTACAATCACCCCTAACGTTAAAGGGCCAGGTTCTAATCCTACATTTGTAACAGTAACTACAAACTATAAAGAGAGGATTAATGAAATAGATAAAAATACTGGACAATTTGTTTCATATTTAAAGGACAAATCTGATAGTTTTAAACTAAATTTGGTAGGAGATACTGCTAAGTCCCCAGATGAAATTGTTAGTAGTTTATATGATGGTCTTTACCGTCAGTTAGATCAAAACCATAAACTAGAAGAACAGTATGATCTGTATCTTGAAAAAATGAAAAAAGCTGGTTCAAATACTTGGGATGCAAAAGAAGCTTTAAGAGCAGCTGGATTATCTCATTTGATTAAGTAAGTAACTATATAAAGACATATACATGGCATTAGAAACTGGTGTAATACCTCAAGAACTTCAAGGAGTTTATTCACAAGATCCATATCTTCCATTACCAGAACCTATACAACCTAGTATGTTGGATCTAATAGGAACTGGTGGTGGGATGTCTACTAACTATGCTCCTACTACTCCTAGTAGAAATGCTATGCAAAGTTTTTTTGATGACTTTAGCAGAACTCCTGCTAGCATGACTACTTTATCTACACCTGTATATTTTGATTATGATGCAGCTCAAGTAGATAGATATAAGAGTTCAGATATGTTTAACGCATTAGGATTTGATCCATCAGGTCAAGTTAATAATGAATTTAGATATGGAGCTAGACAAACCTGGGGAGACATTTGGTCTAATGGTCTAAATGGTATGTTTAGGCTAGCAGGTAACACTTATATTGAAGGATGGAAAGGTTGGGGTAATTTAATTGATGCTATAGGAAGTACTAGTTGGGATGAAGCTAAACAAGATCTTATTGGTACTCCAGAGTATCTATTAGAGCAGGATAAGATTACTAAAGATATCATGAATAAATATGCTATCTATTCTACTCCTGAATCTGAAGAAGGTATATTTAACCGTCAGTTTTTTGGTAACATGTTACAGCAATCAGGTTTTGCTGTAGGTGCCATTGGTCAATTCTTATCAGAAGAACTACTTACATGGGGTTTATCTACTCAGTTTTCAGTAGCTAAGCTTGGCCTTAGACTACCTGCTATATTTGGTAAGGTGGTTACTAAAGCTGACATTGCTAAAGATCTTACTAGTCTTGGTAGCCCTATTTGGAAATCTCGTTCTGTAGCAGAAGGTTTAGTACAAGGTGCTAGAAAGTTTGTACCTTTTGCAGATACTGTATATGATCTAAATAGATATGGTAAAGCCGGAGCTGGTCTTGGTCAGATGGCAGCTATTGGTGTAGGTGGTGTAAGACGTGTTCTATCTGAATCTAACATGGCTTTAACAGAAGCTCGCATGGAAGCTGCTGGTACATATGCTGAATTATATAATAAGTTATATGATGAAGAACTTCGTAGAACAGGACAAGCTCCTAGTTTTGAAGTAGAAGAAAGAATTAAAGCTTCTGCAATGGCTGGTGCTCAGGATAACTTAGGTGTTAACTATGGTATCTTGATGCTAAGCAATAGACTTCAATTTGATAATATATTTTCTAAGTTTGGAACAAGCCGTGCTATTTTTGGTACTACAGGAGAGTTTGCAAATGATGTACTAAAAGTTACAGGTAAACGTGTTGGTGCAGAAACTGCAGAAGAAACAACTAAACTATATGCAAAAGGTAAACTAGGAACATTAGGTTTACTAGGTCAAGTGTCTAAAGACTTTGGCGGTAAAGCAGCTGCATGGCAAGCAACTAAGTCTCTTGGTAAGAATGTATTTAAATGGGAAGCTAGTGAAGGTTTACAAGAACTATTTCAAGAAGGTTCTAATATAGCTTTACAAGATTATTATTATGACTTGTACCATGGTTATAAAGGTACAAGTATGGATAAGTCAATAGATAAAGCTATTGAGTCTCAAGCTAATATCCAAGGTTTAAAGACATTCTTAATGGGTGCTTTAACGGGACGTATGTTATCTCCTATTAATTTTACTGTAGGTAAAGTAAAAGAGTTTGCTGGTACAACTTCTGATCAAAGAGCTGCTCGTTATAAAAATATAAACGAAGCTGTAAAAGAAGTAAATGCTTTCTATGAAAACCCTAATAAGTTTTTAGGTGAGCATATTGCTAATATAAAAGTACAGAATAAGGTTGCTACCAACATGCAAGAAGCTGTTGCTAACAGAGATCAGTATGTATTTAACAACAACAAGAACTCTGGTTTTGCTAAGATGATATCTTCTGCTATTAAGACAGACATGACCGGTGCTGTACTTGATACATTACGTGGTTATGGAGAGACGTTTAATGAAGAAGACTTTAAAGAAGCTTTTGGTCTAGATATGACCACTGAGAATATTAAGTCTACAAAAGAGTTCTTTAATAATATTGCTAATGAGGTAGAGACCTTCCATAAAAACTGGAAAGCTCTTAAAGATAAATATGGTGATTCTGTTCTACTTGATATGTATGAAGAGGGTACACCAGAACGTAGAACAGCTTTAATTGCTAAGCGTGCATTAGATGATGCTATTGAGATAATGGCTACTAATGATTACAAGGCTCACAAGGCTGCCCAGCGTGCTGTACAACTACAAACAGAAATGGCATCTGTTCCTCAAATAGGTGCATCTGTAGGTAGTGCTTTCCGTAATCTAGGTGTTCTTCAAAACACACAGAAGGAAATAGATATTCTTAGAGCTGAGGTAGAAAATCTTACTGCCCAACCTAAGAAAGATGCTGCTTCAAGAGAACTTCTTAAGTCTAAGAAAGAACAACTTGAGTCTTTAGAAAACTGGAAAGAGCAGTATGAGAATCTTAAAACTATGGAGCCTGGTCAAAAACGTAAGTTTAACAAGGCTGCTAAAGTATTTGAAAGATATGTTAACGCTAAGAATAGAGAGTCAGGTATTGATACTACAATAAAAGCGGATGACGTTCAGGAAATATATAAGAATCTTACAGAGTATATTGATCTTAACAATGATGTTAAAGACTATGTAGATGCTTATAACATTATGGCTAACCCTATACAGTTTGTAAAGGTACATCAGAGATTAATGGAATCTATTGATGCTACTGGTAAGAAACTTTTAGAAGAACACATTAAAGAAGTTGAGAATATACTTGCCGGTAAACCTCCTGTAGAGAAAAAAGATCCATTAGCACCTGGGGAAGTTATTGAAGACAAACCTAATGGTTTACCAGATAATGCTAAAGTTTTAGATAGTAAAAATGGAATTTATCTTATAGAAGAATCAGATGATGCATCTGAGAAATTTTACTACATTGTTAATAAAGATGGTGATCCTGTTGTAGATGTAAAGCTAGATGATAAAATGTTCCCTGGTTGGGAACCTTCTAACCTTTATACCATTGAAGATGCTAGAATTTATTTTGATGCTTTAGTAGAAGTTAATGCTGATAAGTATAAAGAGTATCAGTTTGATGGTCAAACATTAAAGTATGGTGACATTCTTGTAGATTCTAAAGGTAGAAAGTATAGAGTAACTACTCAAAAGCAGCCTACAAATGTACAAGGTAAACTTAAAATTTTTATAGTACCATTAGAAGGTTCTATTAGAACTGAAGGTATACAAAATCTTAATGGATTTAAACTTGAAAAAGCTTTTGAATCTGCCTTATTACCTGAGAACCCAGATGCATTTAGACTAAAAAGAGTTAATGAAGTTAACCGTATTTATCCTAAAGTAAATAAAGATCAGGGTGAAACTCCAGAACAAGCTAAAGAAAGACTAAAACAGTTTATTCATAGTACACCTAAACAAGATTTTCTGTCTGGAGTTACAATTAAAGTAACTAGAAATACTCAGCTTGGACAAACTAGTTTAGCAGGAACAGAAGGAATAGATCAGAATAAGCATTTACAAATGAACCCAGAACCATACATGGTAGAAATCATGTATGCTGGGGAGACTATTGGTTTTGCTACTTATTATAATAGATATACATATTTAGATAATGCTGGTAAACCTATTGCTCTTAATAATATTACTAAAGAACAATTTGTACAAATCTTTGACTCTAGTAAAAAAGATGTTACTGATGAGCTTAAAAGATTTAAAGAGAACTATAACTCTGGTCAAGCTTTTTTTACTGCTGTAACTAATAAGCTTCCTGAAGGATCTAATGAAGTTGTTTTAACAAATGATGAAGTAAATACTTTATTTAATGTTGCTCCTTCGGCAGGAGAGTATGATTTTGCTACTGATAGGGATATTAGAGTTTCTTTTGATGAGTTAGACTATAGTACAATTAATGACTTTACTTATATTATTGACCAAAGAACTAGATATCTTGGTAATGGTATGTATGAAGAAGATACACGTGTTCATACAGATACTATTGGTGATACTACAGAATTAGAAAAAAGAATTAATGATGCTAGATATGAAGGTGGTGAAGATAAGATTAGAAACTATGGACGTTATGTAGGTGTAGTAGAATTACCTAACGGTTCTATTAAATTTATTGAGTTACAAAGTAGTCCTGTTGCTTCTGAACAGTTAGATGCTCTTGTTGAGAAAATAAACAACAAGTCTAAAGAGCTTAAAGAAAATAACACTGAGGAAAAAACAGATGCAAAAACTAAAAAGAAATATTTAGGTGCAATAAATCCTATAGCAGCTAATAATATTAATACAGAGATTAATGACTCTATTTATATTACTGTTGCAGGAAAACGTGGTTATACAGTTAGTTTAGAAGTAAAACCAACTGGAGATATTAAAGTTGAGTTTTCTACGTATATAAAAGGAAGTACTAATAAAGATAAACAAAGTATTACTATACAAGAATCTGCTGATGCTTCTAAACCTTTACAGTTAAAAAATTCTACTGATCTAATTGAAAGGATTAACCGTGCTATAGACGATCATAACCAGACTAATTTTAAAAAGATAAATGTAAAGTTAGATAAGAATAGTTTTAAAAACTCTATAGCTGATAATGCTGAAGTAAAAGAGTATCGTCAATTGATATCTGGTGTTAACAAACCTGTTGTTAAGAATGAGGGTATATATGTTTATGCCAAAAAGAACCAGCAGTCACACTCTAGTAACGTTCTTAATCCTGTTATTAAGTCCAAACAAGTAGCTGAGGAACCTTCTGAAAGTGCACTAGAAGGAGTAGTTGTTCCACCAAAAATTGCTGCAGCACAAGCTGAGTTTTTAGCTCAACGTAAAGCAGAACAACAAAAACTTAGTATACAAGATAAATTACAAGAGCTTAATGATAAGAAAGATGCTTTAATCAACGAGATAGAAGGAGAACTTCTTAAGTCTGGTATGAAGAGAGTTGATGTGATGAAGTATAATTATAATGCAGATCCACGTATTCAAGCTATCAATCAAGAGATTGCTCAGATTAATGATAGTGCTGCTCTTAAAATATCTAATAAACTTACAGCTCAAGATTCTGTAAATATTAACACTTTTAGAAAGTGGGTTCAACAACATCTACCAGCCTTTATCTCTGTAGAAGAGTTAAAGAATATGGCTCGTAGAATGAAGACTGAAGGTATGACTGTTGGTATGTTCTATACTCATATGAATGAGTTAAACAACCAACTTGAAGGTAAGATTGCTGTAGGTAAGAATACTCCTTTTAAATATCATGAAGCTTTTCACGCTGTATTCCGTATGTTACTTACTGATCAACAGATTGATAAGTACTTAAATATAGCTAAACAAGAACTTCGTCAACAAGGTAAGAGTATTGCTAAGCTTAAGCAAGAACTACTTGCCTCTAAACCAGAGTTTTATTCTAAGCTTACGGAAGAACAATTAGAAGAACGTGTTTATGAAGAGTATTTAGCTGATAAGTTTGACGCATGGAAGTCTGATATTAAAACACCAACCTCTTCTGAAAATAAGAGTTTCTTTAGATGGCTTATAGATTTTGTTAAAAATTTCTTTAAGAGCCTTAAGTCTTCTCCTTTAGAAGATTTATTCCAGTCTATTGAAAAAGGTGATTATAAAAACTCTAGTTTAGTTAAGAATAGGTTTACTGCAGGACCTAATATTGCTGTTTCACAAACTGCATTAAAGGCTATACAAATAGGATTTACTGTCATAGATAATGAAGATGGTGAGAGAGAACGTATTCCTATATACTTAAGTCAACAAGAAGGAGATGTATTAGCCTCTACTATTGCTGCTGTATATCATAGACGTATGTCTGAAGCAGGTTTATCTACCCATAACGAAGATGTTATGGATGGCGTTCTTGCTGACTATGCAAACCTATATGATAGAAGAATCAATCCATACTATGAGTCAGATGAGTTCTATGAAAGATATGATAGTGCATTAGCTGCTAATAAAGCTATTGAAAAATTAGATCAGAAGTACAAAATATTTAGTAACAAAGAGTTGTTAGAGACTCTTAAGTCATCTATTCGTGAGCATACACGTATCATGGGTTATCAAATGCAGTCAGAAAGTGATGCTTTTGATGACAATGTAGATAGTTATGGTGATAGAGTTACTACTGATAATCATAAAGAAACATATAGCATTGGTGGTTATGGCTCTTTATCTGAAGAACTACGTCAGTATTTGGCTACTATTGTAGAAGAAACAGCTGATGAGTTTGGTAATACTAGATTTGTATCTGAAGAAGGTTCTCCTACTGAAGAAGCTTTAATTGAAGCTGTTAATGCTAACGTTCTTTATAACGGTATTCTTAAAGCAGTAGCTGGATCTACTGATCAGTTTCAGATGCTAGATAGATTAAGAATTTTTGCTGAGCATAATCCTGAAGCTAGAAAGTTCTGGTCTAAGTTTTCTAATGATGTTGATCTTCAATATGACGAGAATGGAAACTTTGTAGACATTGGTAATAAAAACCAAGCTAATCTATTCCAGGCTGTTATTAAAGGTTTCAATCAGTATTCTGTTGACTACTACTTTATTAATAAGGATATTAGTAAAAGAGATTCTAGGATTAGTGAAGCTAACCGTAAAGGTGCTGCTAGAAACCAGTTTTCTATTTGGTATAATGCTTTTATAAGATTATACAGAGATCAGTATGATAATACACCTAGAGATATAGATAGTCTAACTAAGTTTATTAATACTAAAACAGCTCCTTTAAATAGACTTGCTACAATTTTAAAGAAAGGTAATACCTATAAAGCTGATATTGTTAATACTGAAATAGATAGTATTGTTCTTTTACTAAAGAATGAGCTAGGTATTTCTTTGTCTCCTTTATTTGTTAAGTATAGTTACTTATCAACTGTTGATACTAAGGATCTTACAGATGATGAATTAAGAATACTTAAAGCATTTGAAGGTACAGATGTTATGACTGAAGAAGATGCTAGAGAAATAGCATCTATTCTTAAGAGTGGTAAAGATCCATTTGGTAGTAACATTGATCCAGACAAGATTGCAGAATCTGAACAGCAAGTAAGTGCTTTGATTGATGCAGAGAAGTCTACACCTATAAGTGAGGAAGAGTTTGAAGAGCAGGATCAAGATGTTGAAGATGATATAGATTCTGCTGTAGGTCGTTTAACAAGAATTGCTGCTGGTAACTCTGTATTTGATGAGCAAGTATCTTCTACATCATATAAGAATGCAGAGGGTGAGCTTGTATATTCTCATCAGCTACCTACATTTAACTTAGTAAGAGCTGCTGAATTACAAAGTGAAAACTTCCGTAACACCCTTAAAAAAGATAAATTCTTAGCTACCAACCATTTACTAAATAGTCCTTTCTTTAATTATATAGCTGACACACTTAAGATTGCTCGTATAGATGGTGTTAAATCTTCAAGTCTTACTAAGAATGAAGATGGTTCATTAACAGAAGATAAGCGTCTTAACGTAAACCAAAATGATGGTATTACTTTTGGTAGTATGACTGACCGTGAGTTTTTAATCAGTTTGTTTGAGTTGTATGCTAATAATAAAAAGCATGTTATTCCTCCTACTGAGGGGGAACCTCGTAGAGAGTTCATGACTTCT